CATGGTGTTCAGCCCATCTAATAAATTAATAGGGTAGAAGTATTGACATACATATAAATTTATGAAACACGATATTAATTTCCAATTGACAATTTTCCAATTTACCAACTTACCAATTTTAGAAAATTTCCTATTGGAAAGGGTGGAAAAGTGTGACATTATTTTTTACTAGTGATATAATAGTGACAGAACAAATTCGAACATCCTTTATGTCATCAGACTAAGTGTTCGGTTTTCTGTAACATAACTGTAACATTCCAATTATTGCACATCTACCCAATACATGCTAAGATAGGTCTTGTAAGGACAACACAGGACAATGAAGAACACTAAGTGATAGGGTGTATTCATTAAAGGATGTGGGGAGATGAAGTAGAATGCTATTCTACACTGTAAAGGAATTTGCGGAAATGGCTAAGATTTCAGAGAAGACTGTGACTAGGTACATCAAGACGGGTGATTTGGAAGCAGTCAAGTTTGGCGGACAATGGCGTATCACTGAAACAGCGGTACAAAGCTATATTAAAAATAATTCAAATATCGGAGGACGAGAAAATGACTAATAAAAATGAACAATTAAATAATGGTGCTGTAACATCTTATGTGGATACTGACATGCTTGCTAATGGGGAACAACCAATGGTAATTACTCCTGAAGTAAATACAAATGACATCGTGACAGTGGACAAGGTGTCACCATCTATTTTCGAAGCTCAAGGCGGTAAGGATGTATTCTTTTCTTCTATTCAAACGAAAGACCGTAAATCAGCTATCAAAGTCTACAACGCTATCAATTCTAGCGAAAATCCTTTAGCAGATCATCGTGGTGAAGTGTTACATATCACTGACATGGTTGCACATGCAATTACATTAGAAGATGATGTTACAAAAGAAGATGTGGACGCATTACGTGTCGTATTAGTGGACAAGGACGGTAAAGCATACCATGCAATTTCACAAGGTGTTGTGTCATCTATTCAAAAGATTATTAGCATCGTTGGACCAGCACCATGGACAGACGAGCCACTTGAAATCGTACCTGTAGAAGTGAAGACACGTAAAGGATTCAAAACATTAACTCTACAATTACAAGGTTAATTTCGATAACAAGTGAATGAGGGTACACATTAGTGTATCCTCTTTTTTCTAAAAGAAAGGGTGCTTGCTAGTGGATGGTATAAAAGAAGTGGTACAAGTTTCTATTAAAACCAATGAGCGTGACATCGAATTCACATCATTTGCAGGATTGAATCAAATTAAACAATCGCTTGATGGTGATGTGTCATCGGTCGTATTAACGGATGAAGAACTAGAAATGATGTTATGTGTGAAGCAGCGTGATAAGTTAGCATCATTCTTCCAATCGGTGCTAGAACGTAAGAATGCGGTATAAGGCTTTAAAACCTGTGACATACGTGTCGCAGGTTTAAACAGCTTTATAAGGTAGGTGAGAACATGGCTAATAAACGTCAACGTAAAAAGATAGTGAAAAAGAAACAAGAATCCTTTTTATCATCGGTGGGTTATTCGAAGAAACAAATGAAAACGATTAGCACAACTGATAGAGCAAAGGTAGTAAAGAAAGAAACATATAAAAAGAAAAAGCGTGACAAGTATCACCAAGCAAGATCAATGGGGTTTGGTTCTAAAGAAGCAAACAAAATGAGTAGTTGGTCTGACTCACGCTTTATAAAGTATATAGAAGAATTTAATTCTTACTATATGATTGTCATGTATAAAGATGTAACAGAAGAGACGGACAGCGAAGCATTACATATGATTAAGAACCACACGAAAAGACGTAGCACATCCAACTTACTTAGAAGTATTAAAGGATGGTTGTCTGTAGATAAAAATCAAGGTTATATAGGTGGATATGAAATTCAAGTAGGTAAGAAAGACGAAATAGATTTCCATTTATATGCTTATAAACAGCGAAAGTATTTACAAGCATATAGAGGACAAGGGTTACAATTAAAACCTCTATTAAACTTATTAGAAAATATGATGGTATTATTATACATGGTAGAAGCTAAAGACCAATTTGTTGAGGACTTATGTACAAACTTGAGAAAGCTACCATATGAACAGGCACATATAAACGCTAATTATATAGAAGAAGAATTTATAACAGATAGAAGTGACTTGCATTTTTAGGAGGTGCGATATAGTGAGTAATAAACAAAAAAAAGAGCGTCAAAAGCCTGCGAAGCTTTTAACGCTGGACACGGAAACACGAGGTTTGACGGGCAACGTGTTTCGTGTCGGATTGTTTGACGGTACAAATTACTATAAATCAAATACCTTTGACGAGATTCTTGATTTATTTGAACAGTATAAAGATTATGAGTGTCACGTATACGTCCATAATTTAGATTTCGATTTAGCTAAAATTGCAACTACTCTATTTAAACGTGATAGGGTGCGGTTCGCTAAATCCATCTTTATTAATGGTAACGTTGTGACATTACATTCTGACTCTATGATACTACATGATAGCCTTAGATTGCTACCTGGAAGTTTAGAAAAATTATGTAAGGATTTCGGATTAACCGACAATGCAAAGAAAGATTTGTCGGAAGTTATCAAAGAACAGGGATATGCGGTATATAAAAAAGATGGTGTGACGTTTGATAAAAAGAAATCGTTAGGTAACTATTTTGAAAACGTACCAGCTGACGATCCAACGCTAAATGAGTATTTAGAATTTGACTGTCGCTCACTGTATGAAATATTAACAATTGTTATGGACATAGCTAATATAGGTCTTGAAACACTTGTGATGTGTCCAACAACAGCTTCTCTTGCTATGAGAGTGTATAAGGAACAATATCGTGAACAGTATGATAAAGTAGCAACACATTTTTATATGGGTGAATGGGGACAATTTTTAGAAGAGCATGTACGACAATCCTATTATGGAGGTCGTACAGAAGTATTTACACCACACTTACCACATGGTTATCACTATGACGTAAACAGTTTATATCCGTATGTCATGAAAATTGCAAAGTTTCCTGTAGGCTATCCAAACCTTTTAAAAGATGGACAAGCCGCGACGAAATGGAAACACTGGAAACGTAGAGCAATAGGTGGGGGTGTTATGTGGTGTCGTGTAGATGTACCCGAGGATATGTATATACCTGTATTACCTAAACGTGACCCGAGCGGGAAACTATTATTCCCTGTAGGTAAGCTAGAAGGTGTATGGACATTACCAGAGTTATTAGAAGCTGAAAAGAATGGTTGCACGATAGAAGCAATCTATCAAATGGTATATTGGGAACACATGGAACCGATATTCAAAGAGTTTGTTGAGCATTTTGAGGACTTGAAAAAGAACTCTAAAGGAGCAAAACGAACATTTGCAAAACTTATTCAGAATAGCTTGTATGGGAAGTTTGGTATGAATAGGGTGCGTGTCAGTTTGGGGGACATGGAAGACCGCTATGATCTACACGAAAAGCAAATACCATATAAAGAATTTAAACATGATTGTAATGGGTTAACACTAGAATTTATTCAATATATAAGCGAAAGTAAGGCTAGTTACATACAACCTCATATTGCAACCTATGTGACAGCCTATGCACGTATCCTTTTATTTAGAGGGTTAAAGGAACAAGCTAGTAAAGGTGTGCTAGGATACTGTGACACGGATTCTATTGCAGGTACGGCAAAAATGCCTGATGAAATGATTCATGATGAAGATTATGGTAAGTGGGCGTTAGAAGGTGAACTAGAAGAAGGTATATTCTTGCAACCCAAATTCTATGCGGAACGCTATACAAACGGAAAAGAAGTCATTAAGGCAAAAGGAATACCTCGTGAGAAAATGGAAGAGTTGTCTTTTGAGAATTACAAGGAATGGCTTGAAATCATGAAAGAAGGGCAACAGGAACGTATCGACATTTTCGAAGGATATGAGTCACGCAAGAAATTTTCAACAACATTAAAAGCATCTGAGGATTTTGACACATTACGTGAAATGAAGAAATCTATTAATTTATTATTAGAACAAAAGCGTGACATTGATTATAAAGGGAATGTAACAAGACCTCATAAACGTTACGATTACGGGGATAAGAAGGACAAGATTGATTATGAAGATTATAAGTCTAGAGAAGATAAATTAAACAATATGTATGATGATGTAGACGATCTAAAAGAGCAAGTGGACGAAATAGGTTACATCAAATGTATGAAACAAGGTGACATGTATTTTGAGGAATACAAACATTTAACAAAGTCAGTTAAAAGTAAATATTTTCGTAGAACGGGGACACCTATAGACGTATGGGCGAATGAGTCGGGATGGGATGTTAACGAATTACTAGAAGAATTACGATTGATGGGGGTATGTTAAAATGTTAACCGATAGAGAACAAGAAGCGTTAGCGTGTATAAGCGGGTATATGAGACAAAACGGGTTTGCACCATCCGTGCGAGAAATGGCTGGTTTATTATTTGTCAGTCACAAGACCGCACATCGTTATATGATTCAATTAGAAACCAAAGGACACATTAAGAGAATACATCATCGTTCACGTGCTATCCAACTATGTGTATAAAAGGAGGAATAGAGCATGCGTGATAAAGTTTTAGACTTAATCATTGAACTATCCAAATCAACAAAACAGGTCGTAGCAAAAGATTTCATTATTAATGAATTATATAAAATAGCAAAAGAAGATGAATCGAAAGAGAAGGAGACTAGCAAATAAATGCTAGTCTTTTTATTTGTCCAAAATGACACATTTGTGACGTTACAAGCGAACATATGTTTGGGTTATACTTGTCACATCAAGCAATAAGGAGTGACAAAAATGGAAGGTATTGATTTAAGTCATGTGCAATGTTCATTGCCACCTATTCCAAACCCGTTAACGTTTGAAGATTTAACAGAAGAACAATTTAAAGCGTTATTAAATGTTATTCATGATTTTAAATTCGCTTGTAGAGAAAGTAATTTACCACTTGCTTTCTATTATGTATTAGAAAAATGTACTGACCCTGTAGTGAAACAAGAATTAATAGATGCTCATAGATATGGGTGTTAAGGAGTGTACAAGATGTTCAAAACATTATCAAAACTGTACCGTGACTTATTACATCAAAACATAGATTTGCACAATGAAAATACAAAACTACGATTACAAAATGCACGGCTGCAAAGTAAGTTAGCAACCGCTGAAATAGATTTATACCATTTTAAAAATTCAATAGAAAGGATGATTAACAAATGACAGACTCATTACAAGTAGTGGAAGAAAAAACGAAATTTAGATTAGGAGATTTTCAATTCTTTGCAAAGAAGAAAGAAGAGGACGATCAAGAGGAAGAAGAGGAACTTGAGGAAGAGGAAGAAGAGGAAGAAGAAAAGCCGAAACCAAAACGTAAATCAAAAAGCGGGGAGGATGCACCAGCATGGGCACAAGAAATAATCGGACTGTTGAAACCGAAAGCGGAGGAACAGCAAACAAAACAGAAAGTACCAGTACCCGAAGCACCAATAGTGGAGGACGAGGAAGAGGAAGAACCGCCGAAAGCCAGTCCACTGAAAAGCTTCCTAAGTCGGTTGTGGTAGAAGTCCCGAACGGTGAGAAGTCACCCGAGGACACCAAAAAGGAAGAACAACGAAAGGCAGCAGCCGCACGAAAACGTAAATCACGTGCAGCAGCCGCAACGAAAAAGAAGTCGTCACCATCTATTGGTGATGCAACGCAATTAAAAGTATTGCTTCTTACTACGTCACAGATCATAGCAGCAAGAGAAGGTATGAGCGTATGGGCGATGACGGAACAAGAGGTTGACCAAATTGTTACACCGCTTTATAGCATCCTATCTAAAAATGATGGGGTGGGGCAAGTCATGGGTGAATATGCCGACCACATTGCTTTAATCGTGGCAGCATTTACTATATTTGTACCAAAATTTATGATGTGGAAAGCATCAAGACCTAAGAAGGAGGGAACGCACTATGCTAGACCAAATCCAAATTCCAAACGAGAACAAGGAAAGCAAACAGGAGAGGTTGCAACTAGTAGTAGACCAAGTGGTGGACAGCCTACCAACAACGGTACGACTTTTGGCGGGCAGCTATCTGAACTCGTTCCGCCAAGTGCTGGAATCTGAACAGCATGACATTGACGGAAACATTGATTTAGCCTTGTCACGTTTACGTGAGTACATCGACTATATCCAATATGGTCACGATCAAGAAAATGAGTAGGTGAAGACATGGAACGTATCCCAAAAGACCAACACGTATTTATCACGGGACAAACGGGTACGGGGAAATCTTTTCTTGCTGAAACGTATTTAGCAGGTTACGAACATGTAATTAAGTTAGATACAAAAGGTGAGGTGTTTGAAAGACGAAAAAAGAAACAGCCTGTATGGCGTGGGTTACGTGAAGGAAAGGACTTTACAGTCATAGAGCATTTAGACGAAATCGACAGCGTGGAAACAAAGAAAATCATTTATGCACCTGTCTTTCAAGAGCAAGAAATGGAATACTATGATGCTCTCATGCAATGGGTGTACAGGAGAGAAAATACACAATTATGGATTGATGAACTCATGGAAGTATGCCCGAGTCCTTTCAAATACCCTCCCTACCTCAAAGGTCTTATGACTAGAGGACGTTCAAAAGAAGCTACTGTGTGGGCGTGTACGCAACGCCCGAGTGACATTCCTTCTATTGTAATGGGGAATAGTGACCACTTTTTCGTCTTTGACCAAAACTTGCCACAAGATCGTAAGAAGTTATGTGAGACAACGGGTAGTTATAAGTTTATGGAATTACCGGGCTATCGTAACTTTTGGTATTTTAAGCGTGGCATGACAGATCCCGTACTCGCCACATTGAAATTATGATCCTTGAAAGGGGGTGTTTAGGTGGAGGGGAAATTTGCAGGGATTGGACTGAAAAATATTTTAGCCATCTTCTTTTTATTCATTGTATTTATAGTTGTTGCTAAAGTAATTTTCACGAAGTATCCCATAAAAGGCGTTAGTGAAGTAATACAAACTGTATAGGAGGAATGGAAATGAATTTATTTAGCCCTAAATGGTGGATTGGTTCTATTGTCACAGCATTCATGACAATGTTCTTTATTTACCTAACGAAAAATATTGCAGCAAAAGCAAACATCCCGTTTGTATCAAAAGTTACTGAGGAGGCTTACAAGTAATGGGTCAACAACAACAATTATCTGCACAACAACGTGCCGCATATTTCGGTACAGCAACGAGACAGAACTATCAAATGCTACCAGCACAGCAAGTCACACAAGAAAATAGCACGGTAGAATTTACCCTGCCAAAAGCACGTTTATTATCAAAAATTTATTTAAATGTAGAAGCCGTAGCGACTCTAAAGAGTAAAGGGACAGCCATCCAAACGCACGACTTCTCACCATATACTATTTTACGACGTGTATCACTAGACCTCAACAACGGATTCAGTCCTTTCATTGTAAGTGGTCGAGACTTAATGCAATATAACTTGCTGCGTTTAAATCCAAATGTATTATTCCCAGCTTCTACACCTAGAGGTATGAACTATATCGAAAGTGGGGCATCCGTGGAAGGTAAAGATGCAAAGATTAAATTCACTGTTGAATTACCTGTCACACTAAACCAACGTGACCCTGTAGGACTTGTGTTATTGCAAAATGCTGAAACAAGTGTAACCCTAACTGTCGATGTTGCACAGTTAGCAAATGCATATACATTAAATGCTTCTAACACGGATCAAGTTTTATTTAAATCTATGAAAGTTGTTCCGATGGTCGAAACGTTTAGCATTCCACCGATTCCAGAAGCATTCCCTGACATTTCAACACTGAAACTAGTTTCTAGTAAATCAGATACATTTGCGGGTAATGGACAAAACATCGTGAAATTAAACACGGGTACAATTTACCGCAAAATGCTGTTGTACTTTGAAGACAAGGACGGGAAACCGCTAGAAGACACGGATTTCCAAGGGAACATTGAGCTTGTCTTTAACCAAGCCGATATCCCTTATAGCATCAAGCCCGAAATTCTGTCACATATCAATCACAGTCAATTAGGCTATCCATTACCAAAAGGATTATATGCTCTTGACTTCACGAATCAAGGGATTCCAAATTTAGGCGGTAGTCGTGACTTTATTGATTCAGAACGTTTAACAGAATTGTGGGTTCGCTTCTCAACATTAAAAGAAGGAAAAGTGACAGTCGTTAGTGAGAACTTGTCACGCTTACGATAAGAAGAGGGGATTTCCCCTTTTCTTCTATATAAGGAGGGACATTGCATGGCTGGAGAAATGAGTCATTTTATGAAAGATGTATATCCAAACATGGGTTTTCAAAATACAACCTATATATCCATTCCCGAAGCGGAAGACCAACAAGCATTAGTTGACGATCAAAAGATTGCTGAAGAGTCGGGGAAAATGGAAAACAAGGCGGGACATAAAAATATCATGCTGGGGATTGTCTTGATCTTAATTATTATGTTCGTACTAGGAAAGGTGTGAGTCTAATGGAAATGGAAGTAGCACAATTTATTAGCAATAACGGGTTTGCAGCATTCGTAGCCGTTTTTATGCTTGTCAAAGGTTCAAAGGACAACCAAAATATGACGGCTGCCATTAATAAATTAGAAACAGCTATTACATTATTAAATGGAAAGAAAGTCGAGGACGATAAATGAGCAAAACATTAATTCTCGTGGTTGCGATTTTCTGTTTATGGTTTTTCGTAATCAAGAAAAAGAAAGCGTGATGTAAATGGATAGAGGGTTAACATTCTTCACATTGGCATTGCTGCTGATATGGCTAGTCTTTGACGACCTTTTTGGGAACAAGAAATACTTGTCTAAATTAGCGGGCTCTATGACACCGAATTTATCCCTTCCTGATCCTGTACGGGACATGGTGGATAAGACCGTGGAAGACACGAAAGAGAATGTGAAGAAAGATGTTGCTGACACGAAAAAGGATACGAAAGATGCCATTAACGATACAAAGAAATCATGGGATGACTTTGTGAATGGTGGCTTTGAAAAAGAAATGAAAAAGGATGTCAATGACTTTAAAGATTGGATGAAAGACCTTCCTAATCCTGACAAGATGAAAAAGAAAACCAATGATGATTTCAAAGAAATATGGGATGAAATCAATAAGTCATTAGAAGACACCAAAAAGTCAGCCGTTGATATGTGGGATGATGTCACATCATCGGTGAAAGGGTGGTTCAAATAATGAAAGAATTTACGGAGTCACTCGGATTTATTGTAGCGTTTATGACCATGACAATTTTCATGTCTATGTTTACGAATGAAGCCATTACAAATGGTTTTCTCATGATCGTACTCGCTTCTATGTTGGTACTCAATTCCGAGAAGTTTACAAAAATGTTAGATGGGGTGATGAAATAATGAGTCGTGTACTAGGAATTGTTTCGGGTATTGGTATGTTAATTGCTGTTTACCTGTTTTTAAATAATGCGAAACAAACAACGCAAATCATTGACAGCATTGCTGGGAATGGTGTGAAGGGTATCAAAACATTACAAGGTCGATAAGGAGGGTGTGACATGTTAGAAGGCACGTATAGAAATCGTGTGCATAACGGACAAGCCTTGCAAGCACTTACTAAGCGGGTAGAAATTCCCGATGCCCGTTTAGGTGTCGGTGCTGCGGAACATTTAGAAGCAATGGGTATCCGTGTGCAATATGAAAATAAAGTACCAAAACTGGTATTACCTTCTGTACATCATTTACCGTTCGAACAAGCACGACCTACTAAAGTAGAAGCCGATATGTTTGTCACAAATGACTTTCAAATTGGTGACGCCATTATGGGGGTGTAAAGAATGGCTGAAATTGTACCAGTTGGTGGGGGCGGGCATGGCTCGTCTCCTTCTAAAAAGAAAAATAAGAAAATGTTATTTCTTGCTGGCGGTGTAGGTGTTGTTGTTCTACTTGTTTTCTTGCAACGTTCGAAAGGTGGAAGTAGTAGCGGGAATGTAGATACCCTGCAAAATACGATTCCTATTTCGGATTCCCAAAGGCTCGACAATTTTCAATCTATTGTGAGCGGGGAAACATCGGCACAGATCAACGGCATGATGAAAGATGCACAGGACGGTTGGTCGGGAATGTTCAAGGACTTTAGCGAAAAAATGACCAATCAAATGAAAGAAATGGATGAACGCAACAAGGAATATTCCAAACAACAGCAAGAATGGGTGAAGGATTCCTTTTTAAATATTAAGGACTCGCTAGGTGTGGGAGCAATTCGAAATGAAGATAACGCAATATTTACGGTGGGTAAAGGAACAACAGGGAAACAGCCGTATAACGAACAATTAAACGATTTACGCAATGACCGCCAAAAGCTGAACGAGGAAATCAAACGTACACAATCCGTTATTACCTATCGTAAAAACAACGGTCTAGACGTTTCCGCTCAAGTACAGCACTACAAGAATTTAGGTGAATTGTAATGGCTGCGGATATTCGTCCATTCATTGCTGATGCACAGCGAATCCAAAAACAAACGGGTATCCCCGCATCTATTATATTAGGTCAAATCATTTTTGAATCAAGCGGGAAAAACCCCGGTGGTTTATCAGGACTTGCCTATAACAACAAGAACCTTTTCGGGATCAAAGGAAAAGGAACGGCTGGGACAGCGAATATGTGGTCAAAAGAATATGATGCGGGAGGGAATCGGGTTTCTGGTTTCCGCTCGTATAATTCTTATACAGAATCACTAAATGACCATGCAAGATTGCTGCAAACAGACCGCTATGCAAAGTATTTAAAAAATGCGAAATCAGTGGATGACTTTGCAAGAGGGATTATAAAAGGTGGTTACGCCACAGATCCAAATTATGCAAACCAACTATTAGGCATTATTAAATCAAACGGACTTACTAAATACGATGATGGAACATACACCTTTACGGGTGGTGATGTGTCGGGCGGTTCTGCTGGTGGTGGAGGTGGCGGGGTTTCCTTCTTTGCCCCACTATTTAACGCCATTGTACGAGGTCTCTTATTCTTTGTATGTGTCGTGGCTGCCTTGCTATTATTCGCAAAAGCATTTCCAAGCGTGGAACAAACTGTCAAGTCAACAGCGAAGAAGGTGAAGTCATGAGTGGTACTAATGGTCTCAAACTAAACGATAAGCTGCAAGAAGCCTATAACAAGGCGATTGGTGCGGGGTTACGTTTTACAAGTGGTTTCCGTCCTGGATCAAAAGGACCGAGCGGAAAAGCCGATAGCCATTCCCAAGGCATGGCAATGGACTTTGCAGGGAATCCCGCTCAAATGGCTGTCTTTGCCGAATGGGCGAAAAAGTCGGGTCTCTTTTCAGAAGTGTTATATAAAACGGCTGGACACTACGATCATGTACATGTGGGCTGGCAAGAAAACAAACATCCTGCTGGGAAAGTATATGTTGGCGACCATACACTCATTGACCGTGTAGGTGGCGGGACTTTAGGTGACTTGCAAACAGTCGGTGACACTTCTGCACCTGCTGGTGGCGGAGACAAGGCGGGTTTCGTGTCTTCCCTATTTAACGGCATATTTCGAGTATTAATGATTGTGATATGTCTAATCGGTGGCGTGTACTTCTTTATGAATGCATTCCCGCAAATGAAACAATTAATCAAATGAGGTGAAAACATTGGATAGAAAAACAAATAGTACGTGGAGGGAGCAAACCCTCACATTACCACCGAAAACGGTGTATGACGTTGTATTCCCTGATACAAAGCCAAACCATTACCATATTAATAATTTATCACCTGCAATGATTTATTTAGGTGTATCCATTATTGCATCACCACAATCCTATGACATTGCCGTGACAGGTAACGGGGACAACATACATGCACGTGACCTCGGTGCAACTCGAATCACTTTATACAATGACAGTCCTGATAAGGCTCGAATTGTTTTAACATCGTTTGAAGATAAGTTTAACCCTGCTGTGCTTTCAGGTCGTGGTAGCGTTACGGTTTCGGGTGGTGGCGGTGGTGGTGCTGGTGGTGTCATTACTGGTTTCAACGCTTCCCTTCCTAGCGGTGATAATAATATCGGTCGGGTAAAAATTTCGGAAATGCCTGCAATTGATTTTGTACTCGGTACATTACCCGCTGGTTCGAACAATATAGGTAAAGTGGAAGTTAGCAAATTACCACCACTTGCTAGTGTTGGTGGGAAAATTGGGGATGTCGGAATTTCGGGAGGCGTGTCGATTACCTCTATGCCACCTGTGCAAGTAACAAATGATCCTGTACGTAGTACATGTCGTGCATGGAGTGGTGCGGTTGATACTACACATGTAACCTTTGATATGGTTGACGGGGATGTGTTGAAATTCAGTTATATATCCAATGATGGTGATACAGACCTATTCATTAATTTTGATGATGCTAAAGCAAACCCCGATAACTTGAAAGGTGCGGGATTATCAGGAAAGAATGCTTCTATATGGTTAAAACCTGGTGAGATCATTACAGAATTCACTAGAAAGACAACTAAGGTGAACATGATTAGGAAATCAGGTAACGGTATCGTTCGAATACTGGGGGTGTAATAGATGGGACTGAAAAAACCTAGCGGTGCACCCTTTATGTCAGCGCAGGGGGAATCGTTTGTAACAATAGAATCCCAAAAATCAGCTACATTAGAAATTAATAATTTATCATTCACACCTAATATGATTGTGATTAGATGTGAAACTCAATATGGTGAGGTCTATCAAATGACCTATCATCCTTTTCAAATGATTTACGGTATCAATGTAACAAGAGGGGTAAATGTAGATAAAAATCGCCCTACTTATTTATCAAATGATTCTTATGGGTTACTTACACCAAGTGCAAAAGGATTTAATGCTAAGTTAACTCCTGACACGGATATTTTTAGAGGTAGCGCATTATTTAAATGGAAAGCTTATTATTTCCCTTCAGTAAAAGAGGAAGCGGAAAAACCATTCTAAAAGGAGGGAACTATATGTTTGTACCATTACGGATTTACTACGATAAGAAAACAGGGTTAATCATTCAATACACTGGTAACTTTCAAGATAACAACATGATTCAAGCACCTACCATTGAAGATGATTTTACGAGTTATCAATCTTTAAATGAAAGAGTGAAAGAGACTGTAGGTGTTATTGAACTAGAACAAAACCAGTATAAGGAAGAATTATATAAAGCAACAAACGTGACTGTTGATGTAAAGACAGGTCAACTTATGTTTGATTTTACACCTATTGTTAAAAAGGAAATCGAAGAGAAAAAGACACTGGAACAACGTATCACATTAGTTGAAAGTACAATTAACGATATTCTATTAGGAGGAATGTAAAATGACAGTTTTATCTATGAAAGTACGTTACATTTTAAATCAATGGTTAATGGGTGGTTTCAAAGATAGCGACCTTCCAACACTGGTAGATCGTGGACATATTACAGAAGAACAACGCACTTACTTCTTGTCATTGAAGGAGGAAAAATAGTATGTATGATTTATATACGTTTGGTGCTGGTCACAATTTTAAAGTACCCGGGGCAAGTGGAAACGGATATAAGGAAGAGGTAGAGACAAGACGGGTTGTAAAACGGTTGTTAGAGATATGTTACCAGCATGGTATTAAAGCTGTAGATACCACTGATAATGATGGTAGAACACAACGTGAGAATCTAAACAACATCGTTCGTAATTGTAATAGCTACCCTAAAAATGGTCGTCTTGATGTAGCTATCCATTTTAACCAAGCGGAAAGCGAAACAGGTGGTGTTGAGGTTTGGTATTACGATCAAGCTGGACTTGCTGCAAAGGTAAGTAAAGATGTGGCTGCTGCACTCGGTTTACGTGACCGTGGGGCTAAAGAGGGGAAAGGTCTTGCCGTACTGAATGGAACAAACGCCCCAGCTATATTGATAGAGTTGCCGTTTCTATCACATGTAGGGAATATGCAAGCGTATGAATCCAATTTCGAGCCTATGTGTAGAGCCATTGTACAAGCCGTGACGGGGCAACAGGTTGCGGTGAATGGGATACGTCCTGTTAGCAAGAATGTTATTCAGACGGGGGCATTCTCACCGTATGAAGCGACTGATGCAATGACGGCATTAACGTCACTAAAAATGACAGGGGTGTTCTATTTACAAGCAAATGGGTTACCATATATTGTCACAGACCCGACATCGGATGCACAGTTAGAAGCTGCAAAAGAATATTTCAAAAGAAAAGATTGGTGGTTTGATGTTAAGTAGACCTAGCGAAAAGCTAGGTTTTTATTTTGGAATTTAATATATCGTAAATCATAGATGTTTATTATTGTCAATAGGGAATTTAGTCAGATGGGCTGAACACCATG